TTAAAGTTCCTTATCCTTCGTATTCCCATCTCGTTTGTTAAAGGCTAATTCAAATAATCCCGTTGCACTTAAGCCCGCAAGACCACCAGACCACAGACGAAGTACTAAGTCCATGTCTGTAAAAGGATATGCGACGACACCAATGAGTAAACCCACTAAAATACCCACAAGTGGCACAAGGTTTTTATTGATGTTAAGCGTCGTTTTGACAAGCTGCACGATGGACATAACAAATACGGCAAGAATAGATGCAAAGGATAATACTTGGGTTAAAATAGCGTTATTCATTTTATTTCCTCCTTATTGCACTGGTAAGCCTGCTGCTTTGCGAAGTAGATTTGCAGTTTCGTTGATTTGTTTGGCAAGATCGTTTCGACCATATGATTTTGCTTCAAACCATGCAGGGGACAACCAGCGATAAATAATTTCTTGAGCGTTGCTTTTTGGTAGCTTTTGGACTGGTGTCATTGTTGTCCCAGCAATAGGAAGTCCCGCGCCTAGTCGTAAGTTATTGGCAAGGTTGTGGAAGTGGCTCATACCTTCAAGATCGTTACGCTCTTTAGATACATACCAAATTGGTGAAATATAAGTGGCAATTAAAGTTTGGGCTACATCTGTGGGAATCGGTTCAAAGTCGAGGGTAACGCCACTTGAAGCGGGTTGCTTCAGCTCATTTGCAACATCATTTAGTAAGTCCTTTAATGTTTTGCCATTCGTTGCTAATGCCTGATCTACATCACGTTTGCGAGCTGGGTCTAGCTGTCTGTGTGAAGGGATATGCACAAACGGGTTTTTCCCCCATTTATCACAGCAATATGCCAAATACCACACATACCGCTTGTAGGCTTCATCAAAATCAATTTTACGCAGCACCTTACCATTTCGACGGCTTTCTCCATAACAAAGTTCAATCGCTAATGCGGCATCATTACTGTCGTAACCAAAACGTTCGTTATCCGTTGTCACGTTGTAAAGCACATGCCACGCTTTTTCGGCAGGATCACCTCCAGTCCCTGTGGGGATAATTTCTAGAATCATTTTGTCGTCGATAAAGACGTGGGCAGAGGCGCTTCTATCTTTTTGTGTGTTAAAGTAGCTATAGTGATTTTCAGCTCCTGCACCCGGATTGCCTGTATCATGCGCTACAAAAAAGGCAGGTGTACCTGTTTTTAGGCGTGTGCCAGGGCGGACATTTGGACGTTTATCGATATATCTTCGTTCAATCTTATATTTTGTTTTGTCCAAGCGATTCACTTCTCCTTTCTAGCTTATGCAAGAAGTTTTGTATTTCTGCTATTATTCTATTCTTCTATTCGATCCATTCGCTTGTGCATTTGCTTGGAGGACTCTTCAATTCGTGTGACGCGCTCACTTAAAACGTCGATTCGTTGGCTTTGTACACGTTGATCAAGCCTGATATCGTCTACGCCACGCCTAATATATTCAAGATCCGTCTGCAACGCGGTCACTGTGCCCGCATCATGGGCGGCATCTTGCTTAATTGTGCGTGTCCGACCAAGCCAGCCCAGCGCCATGCCGCTGAGGGCGGTAATGACGGCGAAGATTGCTGTGGGGTCCATGGGTCATTCCTTCTTTCTATTAGAATAGCCCTCTGATTGGATCAGAGGGCAAAATAAAAACGCCTTTAGGCGCTGTCTCTTATACGATTAATACGTATCTTTTTTAACTTTATCCTTCGCTTTTTATCCCACACACCATAACGATATCCCCCTCTGATGAATTGCTTGCAAACACAGTGTAATAAGATGACGTATTAGTTATTTTAAGAGTGTTTAGCCCTATCTTTTCTATTGTGCATTGGATATTATTCAATTTAGCGTTTCTTGCTAACGCACGATACCCAACCCCGTTGATGCCGACCCCGAATACCCAGCACACTGTAGCCACGTCAAATTGCCGAAATCCATCCACATATAAAGCGGTAATGTCTTGTAAATCAGAAAAAACAATTGTTATACTTGATAAAACTGGGACGGAAAAACTAAATCCGCTTATTGTTATATATTCAACATTACTGGAAGGACTACTAATTACAGAACCAGTAACACCAAAAATAGAAACATCTTTTTTTATATTACTTGCAATTAAATTACTACTACCTTGTACCACAATATCAGTATCATAAACCCCTGCTTGCTTAGTTTGGTTAGTTGTACTTGGTATAACTGTACCGCCAGCCCTTATAGGTAGTGTTCCTACTACATCACCATTATCTGTTGTTGCTGTTTTCCCTGCTCTGATATCTCCTGCTACTGCATTGCCTGAGCCACCAGAGCTATCTGCCAAAAAATCCGCACCTACATATTTAAATGTGTAAGGCTTACCTACTTGTAGCTTGCCAACAGCATATGCTAAACCTTTTTGATCTTTAAGAGCAATAGCACCAAGCCCGTTGATGTTAAGTGTAGGGTTAGCTGCATTAGCTATATGTGGCACAACGGTAATTCCAAAGCCATCAACTAAGCTTGTAGGTGCAGGGTCTAATGTAACCGTATAGGCTGATGCTGTACCTTCTGTATGAGCATATGCGGGCTGACGGACATAGTTAACATATAGCTGTTGCACTGCCTCGTCAGACATTTCTTGTAGAGTGATTCCTTTCATGACTATACCCCTTTCTTAAGGCATAAAAAATACGCCCTATTCGGCGCTCTGTTTAATTTCCTTATATTGTTCTTCTGTAATCCATTTCTTAATATCAACTGCTTTGCGCAATCCTGAATCATCTAGCTTTTCGGTTAAATACAAACGTTTCAATGTTTCAAACATTATGCTTCACCCCCAAGTGAGTCTAATACAAGTTGATCAATAATGGTTTGTTGCTGCTTCAACAGGGCTTGTGTCTGTTCTTCTGGTGTTAATGGCACTTCGATTTCTTCTAACCATTGCTCTGCTGTTTCGGGGTTCACGTACCAAATGTAGCCCTTGCCTGCTTTGTATTCAGGGTATGTGATCTCTTCCTCGACTACAACCCCAATGCTACGATCTATAGGGTCGTTTTCAGATACATCCAAGTTATAAGAAATTTGCACTCTCACTTTTTGATCATTAATTTTCTCGCCTACTAAAAGTCTCATTTAAAAACCTCCATTTTATCAACCTATATATTGATATTACTTGTGATTTCCGATATTTTCAATTTTTCAACTTTTTATTACAAAGTATCTTTTCCCATCTAATTTCCTTACTGTTTCAGCCCCTTGTACAATGTCATGAGCGCAATAAACATAGCCATCTTTGTCTACTGCTATGCCCCATGCCCATGCTCTGGTTGTCGCCCACGCTTTTTTCCCTGACGGTTCGAATTTTTGTATGGTTTCACCCGATTGCTCGAAAAAAGAGCAATAAACATAGCCATCTTCATCTACCGCTACACCCTGAGCTTTTCTTGCATCTTCAATCTGCCATATCATCGTCCCTGTTGGGCTTAATTTTCTTAGTGATACAGACACATTGTTAGAATAACAAACATAAACATAGCCATCTTTATCTACAGCTATGTCCTCAGCGTAACCGTAACCCGAATCACTCCATACTTGCGTACCAGTTGGGCTTAATTTTCTTACTGGTTTACTCGTACCTCCTACAACGTAATGAGCACAATAAACAAATCCATCTTTATCTACAGCTACACTTTTAGCCCTACTCACCTCCGAATCACTCCATACTTGCGTACCATGTTGGTCTAACTTTCTTATCGTAACACCACCGTTATCTATATCATGAGTGCAATAAACAAATCCATCTTTGTCTACTGCTACGCCATTAGAATTCCCCAAACCAATACCCCATTCTAGCGAGCCACTTGGTCTTATTTTTCTTAGCGTAACCGAATTTCCAGCAGCCTGATGAGCAGAATAAACAAATCCATCTTTGTCTACTGCTATGCCTATTCCATTAACTGATTCTGTATTATTCCATACTTGTGTGCCGTTCGGTCTTATTTTTTTTGTGGAAAGAGCGTGATTAGAATAAACATAGCCATCTTTGTCTACTGCTATGCCCCTTGCGTGAGCAGTATCTTTATTTTCCCACACCAATCCCCCAGACCCCTTACCACTGTCAATACTTATTTCTTTATCTGTTAACTCATCCCCTACCAAATACTTTTTAGCCCCTACTACATAATGATCTAATCTGTAATCATCTAATAGACTCATTCTATGTCCACCTCACGACCTGAAATGTAGAAAGAAGATGATTTCCCAATCGCTGAAAATATACCTATTGTTTCTCCCTCTTCTAGTATTTGATCTAAAAAAGGGATGGTAATAGTGTTATGTGCAGGTATTACAAAACCACCTATAACAGAAGTTCCTGCTAAAGTCACATACACCTTGCTTTCTTCGTCATAAACATTACATAAAGTCATTGCTTTTACGAATGCTTTTTTTCCTGCTGGAACTGTGTAAACATTAACAGAAACATTTGTGGTAATACCCTTTGCAAATCTTTTGCTCACATCAGCCATTATAAAGCACCCCATTTACTTTGTTGATTAACGATACTATCTAAATCTTTAATTCGATTAATAGGAATGCTATCCACCGCTAATACTGCCCCATTAATAGAACCGTCTTCCCCGATGGGTACATTTTTCATAACAAGTAGCGAAAGCTCTGATCCTACAGCAACCCCATTAGCAAGCACCAGCTCCGCACGCTTCACAAGCGCACCAGCACCATCCCTCACCGCATCCTTAACCGTATACTGACTCGCATCCAAAAACGCTCGGTTAATCACCACAATTAATGTGTCAGTTGCTGAATCAAACGTATCTAGTGGGATTTCAAAGGTCGTTTGTTTGTCCTCTGTCGCTGTCACCTGTAAAGGATAGCTCACTAACTTTGGAATGCCTGTTGCTGTAACTAAGCTAATTTGCTCGTCTGTGTAGGCTTTGGCTTGCTGGAAGCCACCCCCAACCGCACCATCTAGTTTGTCCCAGTTGTCATTTAGCATCGTCTGGATGTTAAACGTATCGTTTTTATCCAAGATGGGATCTTTTTTCAAGAGACCTAAATTTTTAGTTTTACTGCTCACTATACCTCACTCCTTCCATCAAAGTTACCTAGTGGTTCAGCTTCCATTTGCGCTAATGTCAACACATCATGAATGTCCCCAATTCTTAAATAATTAAACGAATATTCAGCGATCAAATGCGCTGGTTTAATTTCTTCAATCATCGCCTTAATATCATCCAAGTTAGGAGGGACACCAATCGTATCTGCAAAATAAATTGTAAAGCTCCATTCCGCGGGCTGAAAGGTAACGTCTACATTACCCACGTAATAGGCTTCGGCTACATTTTGAACAAGACGCCCTGAAAAGCTGCCACTTCCTCGTAGTTTCGACTCTACCACTGCTCTACGTTGCGGGATTGGTTTACTAGGATCACTATAAATGCCTAGCTCATTTTCCCAATGCACTAACCCCCATGTGGCGGTTTGCACAAAAAACTGATCCAATGTTTCATGGAGCGATTCACTCAGCTTATCTAACTCTGTCCCCACGCCATCTAAATGAGAGCGCATAACACGAGAGTTCTCGTAATAGGTTGGCAAATAACCAAGCATTTCTTCTCCCGATTCACTTACGATTGGAAAAGCCCAAGAAGTCTGTTTCTGGGATGACTCCCTAGTTAATGCCCTACTAGCTGTCACACCACTTACTATCGCTTCTGTCATCCGATTTTCGCTAACTTCACTCATGCACATTCACCTCGCCAAGCACCGCCACCTGACCAAATGGGATTTCGATGTTGCTGTCTGTAAAACCATTGACGGTTAGACCCGAATAGTCTGTAATGGGCGGAATATCTAGCAAGACCGCAGCAATACGGGTAATTCGCACTAAGCTATCTTGAAAAGCTAGCTGCTTGAGGTAGCTTGTTACTCCTTTTTGAATAAGCGCTTTAACCTCATCTAAAGTCGCCTCCTTCGCTAAAGTAAGCTGCACAGAAATGTTAATTGGCACCTCCTGTGCGGGCATCACAGTTGTAATCGCCCCCGCTGGCGCCATGCCTTGCCCTTGCCCATCCTGCGTAGGATCAATATACGTCTGGACTGCTTGCACAATATCAGCGTTAGCGGCACGTTTTTCAGTATCAATAACATAAATACCTACTGTGCCAGCTCCTTGCCACAACGGCTTCACCTGCACACCCCCAACGCCAGCAATTTCGGTTGCCCATAGCGTATAATGTGCTTTATTCCCACTTGTGCCTTGATTACGCACTCTAGCATAAAAACGCTCTAGCAATGCCTCATCGGACTCAATGTCTGTGCCACCACTGAACTCTTTTTCATTTGTAATCTTAGAAATTCCTTGAATGGGAGTAGTCATAATCGTAATTACGCCACTAGGGACATTCCCTTGCTTGCCTGCGATTACAGCGGTGGCATTCACTTTGCCAATACCTTCCGCATTTAAGGTGACATCACTATTAGTGACATACTCGATGCTAGCTTCCCCAGACCATTCATCTGCTAGTGTTGCTAAAATTGTCCCTTTGGGCATAATCTGCCCTGGAGTACCTGTAAACGTAATTCCACCACTAGCCGCAACGGCACCACGGCGACTCACGCCATGCTCTGCCACCCGATGGTCCAAATATTCACCATACGTTATACTTGCAAAACCACGTGCTAATACCTGCTGTGCCCAAATGGCGGCTTCAGATAACGCAAACGCAACGGGCGCCTGCGCATCCCAAATAAAAGAACCTTCAGATTTATCAATATCCGAAGGCACTTTGTCCAGCATGCGCTGCATAATTTGTTCTTCTGTTTGCTCCTGTAAATAAAGCGGCAACTCTGCCATTAGAACGACACACTCCTTTCCAGCCTACTGCTCTCCTGCCTTACACTTGTGACAACACAGCTAAAATGGCACACGCCTTCTGACCAATCAAACTGAAATTGATCTACCTGAGCTGTTCTTGGATCTACCATTAATGCTTCTGTTGTCATCCTTTCAATTTCAGATTCAAGCGCTGGCTTACTGTATGCTCTGCCAAATAACTCATCGTATTGCTGTCCATAGTCATTGGAATACACCAAATGTCGGTATCTTGGCGTATGCAATGCCTTCATGCACCACACCTTCCAAGCCTCCAGCTCGTCTGCGACCGCAATCCGTTTTGTATTTGTGAAAATAAAATCACCTTGTTCAAAATCAAACTGCCAGCTTCGTCCAAACTGAACCGTGGAAGCATCATTAGATGGGGACAGTAGATCATCTTCATCTATGTTACCTAACTCATTGCCACTTCCGTTATTTTCAGTCCAAACCATATCATTTGGAAAAAGATCAGCCACCTGCACTCACCACCTTGCATAACACGACGGCATCTTGCCCTCCGTTAAGTTGTAACACAACTACTCTGTCTCCAGCTGCCAGACCTTTGGCTAAACTTATACCTACCTTAGGAATTTCAGCGGCTTCAACTTCATAGTCCATCTTTCCAGTACCCGAGCCTAACTCCTCGCTGTCAGGATGATCAGCATCTACCTTTATTTTGCCCTTTTGAGTATAGGATGGCATCGCTAAAGTTACATTGTAATCCGCGACATAATAGTCCTGAATTTCATGCTTAAAGTGATCTAGCTTGAGCCCAGTTTCTGTAATTATACCTAGCTCTGCGCCAGTGCCTAACATCATTTGCTGGGTATGTCCAGATATTTGCTGCTTTAAGGAGGATGCAAAAGAAACATAAGGATCATCAGCCATGATTTAAAAAATACCTCCTTTTTACAAAGTCCTTCGACGCTAGCTCCAGTGACATATGCCCCGGATCACCTAACTCATGTGTAATTGAGGTGACAATCAGCTTGAGGCCATTAAAATGCACAAGATCACCTGCACGCAAAGTGTTAATATCCAAAGCGCGAACCGTAAAGGTTTCAATGACGCCTGTCAGCATGGACTGGGCTAGCTTTTTGGCAGCGGCAGTTGTCTTTGTTTCCTCATTTTGAACAATTTTTTGTAATGTGCCTAACTTAGGAATTTCGGGCGAGGAGGCAATCGCCAGAACGGGAGAAGGTGAATCTACACCTGACTTTCCATTTTCACTCCCATTTCCAATTACCTTTACTCTCGTTATAGCCCCTTCTAGTGTGCGTACCTGCGTCACATCCTCCACCGCTTCAAGCTTCCATACCGTTTTGTTGCTCCCGATCTTGAAAAGCTCCAATCCTGCTGGTGTCATACGCGGAATATACATCTCTCCACCCGCTTTAACAGTTTCTTGCAGGTCTTGCGTAATCATGTTGTAGATCGGCTGAGCGCGATGAGTTGCTTTGCTTAACTTCGTTTCAATAGCAGGGATATTCCCTAATTTGATTTTCCAGTCTGTCGCATACTTTTTCAAACGTTGACTTGCTGTGCTTCCCGCTTTGAAAAAATATTCATCCTCTGATTTCGTCAAATAGATGGTGGGATCATAGGCAACGATCGTAATATGCTTGCTGCCTTTTGTGTTACTGCTAAGATCCCACACCACCCCAGGATGAAGCAGGTAAACCATATTGCTACCGTCATACGGAACACCACTCACTCGAATCGGTTTCCCTGGCATAATTTGTATTCCCTCTGTTGGTACCTTGAGCTGGATTGTTGCTTCATACGCAATTTGCTCTAAAGAATCCTTAAGTGAAATACTCTCAATCAACTCTCGCAAATAATGCTTGTTATCTAAAACAACCTCATAACTCACGTTGGCATCACCAGCTTTTGTCCAACCTTAATTTTGTTAGGGTCTGCACCAATCGTTGCCTTGTTGAGCTTATAAATGGCTTGCCACTTGGAGCTAGAGCCTAACTCCCGCTTCGCAATTTTAGCTAAGCTATCCCCTGACTTCACGACATAAGTCACTGACTTTTTACGTGTGTCACTACGGGAAGTCTTGGCTTTAGCACCTGCACCTGTTTGGCTAGATGACGAGACTGTACCTGCTTTTGTATGCACTTTAGGCTTGCGCCAAGTACGAGCAACGATATCAAAATAAATGTCGCCTGGCTCTCCACCCCGAAATGAATTGTTATGTGCGGAAAGGATGACAAGTGCATTCAGCAGTTTTGTATTTTCACCTACAATTAGAAGGCGTAATGGCTCACCTTTACTCATCATTGCAGTCAGTTGATCCATTGCTGT